ATCTCGGGCGTTGCCCGGATGGTGAAACTGGTAGACACCGCAGACTTAAAATCTGCTGCCAGCAATGGCGTGCCGGTTCGATTCCGGCTCCGGGCACCACGAGAATCTTTAGCTTTACCCACCTTTTCACCCCTTCCCCATTTAAAACAAGCACTTATCATTAAGCGCTTGAGTGGTAGTTCATCTCATTTCTCATCGTTCTTCCCCTTCTCTAACGCAGCCATTACGCACGTTTTACGCCATAATTACGCACTATTGAACATAGGGGGTGAGCATGGCGTCGATCGCCAAAAGACCAAGCGGCTGGCGCGTCCAGATCGCCATCCAGGGCGTTCGCGAGTCGCGTGTTTTTGCAACGAAGACCGAGGCCTTGGTTTGGGCCGCCCAGCGCGAGACCGAGATCCGCACCGAAAAAGCGACCGGCATCCAGCGCGGCCGCACGCTTCAGGATGCGTTCGATCGGTACGGGAAGGAGGTTTCCGTGCACAAGCGCGGCGCCGAAAAGGAGCTGATTCGGTTCGCCGCCATTGGCCGCATGGTGATCGACAATGTTCCGCTCAAGGACTGGAAGCTCGCCGACGTGACGACCGAGGTGCTCGGGAAGTGGCGCGACCAGCGGCTGAAAACGGTGCTTGGCTCGTCCGTGAACCGCGACCTCAACTTGCTGTCGCACGTGTTCGCCAGCGCCGCGAGGGAATGGAAGTGGATCGCCTCCTCGCCCACCACCAACCTGCGCCGGCCAGCCGATCCACCTTCGCGCGACCGCCTCTACACCCAGGAAGAGATCGACCGGCTATGCGCGGCGCTCGGGATCGACGCCGACCAGGCCGAGCCGGTCACGTCCAGCTCGCAGCGCGTGGGCATCGCCTTTCTGTTCGCCATCGAGACTGCGATGCGCTCGGGCGAAATATGCGCGCTCATGCCGGGCGACATTGCAGGCCGGGTGGCGACGCTGCCGCGAACGAAGAATGGAACTAAGCGCGCGGTACCACTGTCGTCGCGCGCCATGGCCTTGCTCAAGCTCCTCCCGGAGTCGCCGGAGAAGGGTTCAGTGTTTAACCTCGCGCCGGCGTCGGTCGACGCCCTCTTCCGCAAGGCGCGCAGCCGGGCGGCCGTCGAAGGCGCGACGTTCCACGACACTCGCCACCTGGCGATTACCCGGCTGGCCAAGAAACTGCATGTGTTGGACCTGGCCAGGATGACCGGCCATCGGGATCTGAAAAAACTGCAGATTTACTACAACGAATCCGCCGAGGATATGGCGGCTCGCCTGGACTGATGTGGTGCTAGCTATTCTCCAAGAGGAAATGTATCATCCCTACGCAGTTTTGCTTTTTAGATAAGCACCCGATTTGGGTAGGTCATTAATAGGGAGAGAAAAATGGGCCGTGTAAAAGGATCGATAACGAAAGAACGCTCGATTGACGCTGAGGCACTGCGCGAAGTGCTCAAGCCAATTTACGAAAACTTGAAGGCAAAGGGAGTCAACGATGCCGACTTGCCAAGTAACGAGGATTTGGTTGATCGCCTTCTGAACTTTATCGACGAGAAGGCCGTCGATGACTGGGGCAATCAGTACGCTGAGTGGGTCAAACAAAAACCGTAATAAATTGTGGCGACATAGATATACTTAATTCTAGGTCGCCTTTATAAGTTAATGCCGGTCCTGGTATTTTTTTGCCCACTCCAGCACCTCGGCGGCCAGGTACAGCGGCTGTCCGCGCCCACCACCGGCAACCGGCAGGCGGATTGCCTTCGGGAAGTCCGGCAAGCAGATCATCCGGTTGCGTACCTGGCTTTCGCTGCGCTTCATGACGCGCGCGATCGTCGCCACGTCCCACAGATCGATATCCACCGGCACCGGCGGTTGCAGCTGGCCAGCCAGGGCAGCGCTCAGTCGCTGAATCAGTTCGTTGTCGCTCATCTCTTCCCTCTCCTATTCCATTCCCGAATCCAGGCACTGCCGGCGCTCACGCCGTGGCCGCGCTTCGCCGACACCTGGTCGGATCATTCCGCGCGTGCTCGGCGCCGGCGCAGCCAGCGCACGGCGGTCGAAACCGTCGCGCCGGTCGGGCAGCAGCTGGCCAGGGCCGGCATCGCGCCAGCGGCGATCGGCGCCGCGCTCAATCATGATGGCCACCTTCGCTTTCGTCGAACTCGACGTCGGTCTGAGCGCACATCGGGGCGGGACCGACTGGGCATTCCATCCAATCGCAATATCCCGCTGGGTCGCCTGGCAGCCGCTTGCAGTGCGCGCAGGCGTCCGGATCTTCCTGCAGGAGCTTCACGATCGCCGGCGCCGGGCCGACCGCTACGAGCAGCGGCGGGGCAGTATCGGGCACCGGCAGCACGCAGGCGGTGGCGCGCTCGAGCGCCAAGTGGGCTAAGGCCGCGTCGATCAGCTTGCTTGTGTTATCGGGAATGGTCATAAACTTCATCCTATAAAAACTTGACGGCATGTTACGATTTCGCAACTTATTGAATCGAGGTCGTCGTGCACGAGAAAATCCGCCGCCAGGCATATACCGCTATGGTTGCCGCCATCAGCGTATTGATGCTGATCGCAGTGTTGCTCTTCGCCTGGACCGTCGAGGAGGCGACCCCGTGGAGCGAGATGGATGCCGCCGACTGGGGCGTGTGGGCTGGGTCGGCCGGCACGGTGGCGACCTTGATCGGGACGATAATTCTGGCCACCGCGGACAAGCGGACCGCGAGGCGAGAGGCCCACGACCGTGCAGTCGTTGCTGCAGCTGCGCTTGGCCCAAGGCTGAGCAGCCTCCATCAGATTCTCAACAACTTCACTGAGAATTTGCTTGACGAAAAGTTCGAAAAAACCCAGATCCAGTACGCCAGCATGGCGATCCTGTTGAAGGCGAAGCACCTGTGGACAAACGACGATATCCTGCCATTGATAGTGCTGCCTCGTCATGTATGCACCCGCCTCGCGGGCGGACGCACGCTCTTGGAGCAACTGGTTAGCGATATCGAAGATTTGGCCGAGACGTGGGGTCACAGCTACGTTCAAGAGCAGCTTCCCAATCGTCAAGGGAAGATCCTGGGCAACATGATCGCCTGTCGTGAGATTGTTGCGTTCGCTGCCGGGGAATGCACGAGTGCGGTCCGAAGCGCGCTTCGCAGCTGAGAGCAGGCTTTTATCCATTATCCAATCATCCTGTGTTGGCGAATCCCAGTGATCCCCTGCGGAAGCTCCTCGACCTTCTCCAGGAAGCTACTCCCCTTTTGCCCGGTCGCCTGCGCATACTTCACCTCGACAGCGGCCGTGTTCACCATCACCTGGGACAGGTCGCCAATAACCTTCGCCCGGTCGACGTCGAGCGTCCCGGCCTTCACACCTTCGATCGTGCTGAACAGCAGCTCGCGCAGGTCAGCGATGTTCTTCGTGCTCATGATTTTTCATCCTCTTGTTGATCTGGCGGGTGAGCACAGCGCGCAGCTGGATCACCTCGTTTAACTCGGGCGGCAGTTTGTGCCGCGTGTGCCGCTTCATGTGCTCGGCACGGCTGACGCATTCGACCTTATCGATCGTGATCTCCTCGAGCACGTTGGTGCGCATGCCGGGACGGAACACCACCATGTGCTTCGGCGGTACTGCGCCATTCGCCTCAATCCAGACCAGCTCGTGAACACTGCGCCACCGCTTATTGTTGGCGCCCTTCGCGTCGCTGATCTTCCGCTGCAGCGTGCCGTCCGGATCCAGTCGATATGCGCCGATCGGCGCCGTGTTGTATGGCATCTGCCCGGGCTTGAACTGCGTCTGCTCACCACCGGTGTGCACGCCCTTCGTGCCCTTGTTCCAACTACTATGGCCCTTCTGGAACCTGGTGGCACCACCGCGGATGCCATCGAGCCGGCCTGAATGCGGACCAGCTAGGAACTCGGCCGATTTGGCCAAGCCGAGCCTGCTCGCCTTAGCGTAGACCTGTTCGGTGCGGAGACCCAGAATGGTGGCAACGTCCTCGGTCTTGAAGCGCGGGTAGAAACTGCGCAGCGTCTCGAGCCGCTCCTCCGTCCAGTCGGCTTTCGGCAGGTTTTTTTCCTTCGATACCGTCATGACTGCGCTCCTGGCAGCCGCAGCGCATCGAGCGACTTTCCGCCCTGGACCCAATCAGTGATCCAGCGCGGTGGCTTGCCCCGGCCGGTCCACGCCATCCCAGGGTAATCGGGGTGACGGTACCGGACTTCGGGCTGGCCGCCAGACTTCCCGATCGGGCGCTCGGCCGGCCGCACAGGCTGCACTGCCGGCGCCGGCGGCACATCGAACAGTCCCAGCTGCAGGCTCATCGCGACACCCACCGGCAAGCGGGCTGCTCGCAGTGCGCCACCACCATTTCACCGTCGACCAGGCGCATTGCCGACTTGCCGGCGCCACCCACCTCGAGCAGCGCCGCGGCCGCGACTTCGACGCGATCGCGCTGTTCGGCGGGGAAGCTCAGCACGTTGCGCCAGGCGCCGGAATCCTTGATCTGCAGCTTCATGCTGCAGCTCCCTGCGCCGGCCCGAACAGCGCCGCCACCAGGTGATCGCGCCACATGCCAACCTGGCGCGCCGGCACGGTCCTGGTCTGCTGCTGGTCGGCAGCCGACAGCGTCAAGTCTTCGCCCAGCTCCCACAGGAATGCGCGGCGGTCGTCGCGCTGGCCCGACCTTCGAACCTCGCGCAGCTCGAGCATCATGAAGTTGAGCGCAGCGTAGGTGGCCGAGCTGCTGACGCCCAGCGCCTTCTTCACGTCGAAGGTGCTCATCGGCCGGTCGGCCAGCACCTCGCGGATCCGGACGACGCACGCGGTCCGCATGGCGCGCTTCTCCGCGCTGCAGCCGGGCCGGCCCACGCCGGGGATGATCACGGTAGAAACGCGCGCCATGATCAGGCCGCCGCCTTGAACAGTTCGCCCACGGTCTGCGGCGCCGGCGGCAGCAGATCCAGGTCGATGTCGCGCTGCATGAATTCGCACAGCTTGCCGACGTCTTCGCTCTCCGGGTGCGCGATGATGCGGAAGGTGATCACCACGGAGCCGCCGTTCTGCGCCTCGATCTTGAAGTGGTCGACCTTGCAGTCGTGAAGGACGATGTTGCTGTCACCGCCCAGACCGTAATCGACAGTGGCCGTGTAGCCCGTGCCTTCCCAGTCCCACTTGAGCGCCCCGAGCTTCGGGTACCGCAGCAGGGTGAGGCCATCGCCCTCGATGACCTGGTCAACCAGGTCGGGATTCTCGTCCTTCTTGAACAGGTGCTGGCGCAGCTCCGGGTGGAAGTAGGCCAGCACGCTGCTCGAGCACGTAGCCTCGATCTTGAGGTCGAAGGCAGGTTTCGGGTCTTCGCCGTGCATCTCGGCGCGGGGGTTCACGTTGGCCAGCTTGACGGCCTGGTTCAGTTCAAACATCGGTCATTGCTCCTGGGTGGTGTGGTTCTTCGGGTCTTGGCAAAACAACAGAAATGGCTTACGGATAAAGTCGTGGAAACGCTGCGCGGCCGTGGGGTTGCGGTCGATCTCGCCGCGCGACTTCACCTCGCAGATGGCGCGCACGCTGTGCACCGCCGTTTGCTCGTCCGACACGCGCAGGAACCGCTGGAAAGCCGGCTCCTTGCAGCGCAGGGCCAGCCAGGCCGAAAGACGCTGGGCCGGCATGGTCAAGCGGCCTTTGCCTGGGCGACGGCGGTGACGTGGCGAACGAGCGCCGCGCACATCGCCGGGAAGTCGGCTTCGTGGTACAGCACGGCTGCGCGGTCACGACCAGCTGCGGCGAATCCCAGGCGGGCCAGGCCATCGGCAGTGACCGCAACCGGCGCGAGGCGCTCATTGATCTGGCCAAGGCGCAGGGTCGGCACGACGCCTGCGGCCGGCCGCACGGCTTCGATCGGCGTCACGGGCGCCGCCTCGATGATCTGCATGGTCGGACTCAGCTGCGTGACCTGAGCTTTCGCCTCCTCGCGTGCGCGGGCCGCGGCGATGCTGGCGGCTTGCTCCTCGAGCTGGCGTTTCGTCTCGGCGGCAACGCGCGCGTGCTCGGCAGCAGCAGTTTCCTCGGCGACACGCGCGGCCTCGACCTGCTCCTGGCGCACCTTCTCGGCCGCCGCGGCTTCCGCCTTGACGCGTTCCTCTTCGGCGATCTGGGCGCGCAGGGCCTCGGCCTTCGCCGCTTCCGCCGCCTCGTGCTCGGCGATGCGCATCTTGACCAGCGAGGTCAAATCGTCGGGGGCCTTAAGCACGATCGACGGCGTGTCGGCGAACAGGAAGGCATGCGCGCCGGCCAGCTCGCGCAGCGTGCCCAGGTTGATCTGGATCCGGTCGGCCACGGCGTTCGCCTCGATCTTGAAGCGAGCCAGCTCGGTGTCGACCGCGTCGCGCAGGCTGGTGACGGTCTTTTTCCCCTTCATGACCAGGGCGAAGTCGTAGGCGACCGCTGGCATGTACGGCTTGCCCAGGCGGGCGTTCAGTGCGGCGATGTGCGCCGCTGCCTTCTCCTTGCCGGCCTGCTGAATCTCGACGCGGATCGTTTCCTTGCGCGCCTTGACGACCTTCTCCAGCATCAGGCGGGTTTTGCGGGCCAATTCCTTGTAGCTGGCGACCGTCTTGACCATGTCATCAACCGTCGAAATCTGGCCCAGGGCCGATGCTTCGGCGGCGCCCAGCGCGGTCTCGGCTCGCTCCATCACCTTGATCGCCTGCTCGGCGTCGGCGAAGGCCTGGTCGTCGCTCGGGTTGGTGTCGATCTCGGCCACGAACGCCTTGAGCTTCTCACCGAACAGCACCAGGTTGTGGTTCAGGGTGAGCTGGCCATCGACGCGGATCGACAGCGCCGGCAGGTCCTGCACAGCGGCGGCGACCGGCGGCGGTAGCGCTTCGACGTGCTGGTACGCGGCCAGGTCCTGCTCGAACTGCGCCCAGCCGGCGCGGATACGCTCCTGCCACGCCTGGTCGGGCTCGATCACAATGGATTCGAAGTTGTCGTGGGTGCCATCGGACACGACAAACAGCACCTTGGTGGCGCCGGTGACCATCATGACCTGCTGGCACTGCGGCATGTACTCGTCGGGCAGCTCGCCGGCGGCGACGGCGGCGCCCAGCCCCTGGTTCCACTGCTTGTGCTCGAACGCCACATCTTCCGCCATGGTCAGGCCGTCGCACGACGCCGACAGGCGACCGACCGAACAAGTCACTGGGTAGAGGTCGGTGCCGACCAGTTCCTCGGCGAGCGGCCGCGCCAGCGCTTCCACCTCGTGGCCGTAGTCGAGGATGTTCTTCTGCACCCAGTCGCTGAACTCCTGCGCCGTGCCGGTGGCCTTCATGTGCAGCAGCTCGTTGCGCTTGACCAGCGACGAGATGCCCAGCATTGCGGCCGCTTCGCTCGCGCCGAACTTCTCCAGCCTGTATTGCTGCCACTCGGGCGAGCCCTGGACGAGATCGTGAATTTGCATGTTGTTCTCCTTATTCGCCTTCGTGGGCCCACGAATCGATCGTGAGTTTCTGGTCTTCCGTGAGGACTGCTTTGGTGCTAAGCATCGCGATCAGCGCGTCCGGCGTCTTCTTCCCGGACAGCACCAGGTCGCGCCAGGCCGCCGCGTTCTCGGCGAACTTTTCGGCACTGCATTCGGGCAGCTCGGCCGGAGCGGCGCGGCCAACCTGGGCGACCGCTGGCGCCGTCGACGCCGGCGTGATGTCGTGCTCGACACGCTCGCCCTCTGGGTAGTCGCGCACTTCCTCGATCGACTTGATGCCCTTGAGCGCGTCGGCGAACAGGTCGCGCGCGGCGAAGGCGAAGGCGCGCATCTGGAGCATCCGCTTCGGTGCGGTCTGCCATGGGCCTGACTTGCCAGCCAGGCCGGCCTTCTTCGCGTCCTCGACGGTGAACGTGCTGACCACCGCCGAGCGGCCGCGCCGCTTGAGCGTCACCGTGCAATAGGTGTCCTGCTTGTCCTCATGCAGGTCTTCGAACTCGGGATGGCTGATCACCAGCGCGCGCATCGCGTCACCCCAGATGCTCGGGCGGCCGTTGATCACCGAGATACCCTGCAGCGACTGCATCGGCTTCAGGCCCAGCTCGGCGCCGGTCTGCACCGCCACCAGGACATTGCCCGGCTTGTTCACGTAGTCCTTCGGCACCATGTCCGATGAGGCGATGATCTTCGCGAATTCCATGGCCTCGGCCAGGTTGCGCGGGGTGAGGGAGAACGTCGGTTCGCCCTGGGTGGTCAGTTCGTTCATGGTTTCCTTCGTGGTTAAAAGCCGGTGAAATAGGTGCGCAGCGCGCGGGTGATTGCCTTGCGCGGGCCGAAGCCGGCCAGCAGGGACAGGCGGTACTGGATGCGGATATGGCGGATCATGCGAAGCCCTGCTCGATCTGCTGGCGGCGCTGCATCAGCTTCACCTGGCGGCGGTGCTCCGCGTGCAGCATCGCGACCGCCTCGACGCGTGCCAGCTCGAGGTGGCGCACGTTGCCCTCGGACAGGGCTAGTTGGTGGCGGATCACGGCCAGGCGCAGCGGCTTGAGCAGCTTGCGCGCCAGGCGGCGGACGACGCGGTACGGGCCGCGGTGGAGCCGGGTGGCTGCGATCATGGTCACTCCACGCACGAGTAGCTCTGCGGGCAGCTGGTGCGGCCGCAGCAGGTTTTCGGAGTAAAGCAGAAGGAGGGGCAGACGCCGTACCTCGGATCCTCATACTTGTTGATGCGCGGCGCGGCTGGATACGGCAAATCCTTGACGCTCGTTGCATCGAAGCCGGTAATCTCCTTCGCGACGGCGGCCGCGGCCTGCTCGTCCTTGGCCTCGACACAGCCGGCCTCCCTCTCGTTGAACGTCAACCAGAAACTGCGCATGTCCTTCTCCTTTTTGGCGCCGGCGCGGCCGGCTTCGGTATTGGTGCCGGTTACGTCTCCGGCGCCGCTGGTGCGGCCGTGCATGGCTTTGCCTTTTCGCGGAACTGTGCTGCTCCATGCTTCCCCGCGTGTGGTGGCCGGGCGCCACTCCGGCATGGCACTGTCGACACGTGCCCCAGTAGTCAGCCGCATGGTTTCGGTAGCGGCCAAGCTGATTTCTTCCCCGGTTTATCGTCCCGGCGTATTTCCGACTTTGGGCGCCGCTTAGAAACTTCGCCCACTCACCACACAGCTACCGCCTGCCAGCCGCCCTCGCGACCTCGCGGGCTACGCCCTGGAAGCAAGCGGTAGCTGTGTGATCACCCCTTACGAGGGTGAGGCGGCACCTAACGTAGTGCGAACGGGGCATGCTCTGATCCCACAGTCCCTGTTTCCTGAGCCGGGCCTGCCAAGCCGCGCGTTTCGGGGCGCGGCGCGCCGATCACGCCGCCAGGGTGTCCAGGTAGCGATGAATCCGGTCCTCCGTCGAGACTTCCCGCGCTTCGCGCTCGAGCGCCGCCAGCTCGCGCTCGGCCATCTGCTCGGCTTCCGTCCAGATCAGGTCGGTGATGACGCCCTGCAGGCTGTTCGTGCCGGCCAGCGATTCGCGCACTAGGGTGGCGATCGCGTTGTCGTCGGTGAGGTAGTCGCCCAGCAGCTCGATCACCAGCTTCGTGGCCTGCGGCTGGCCGGCGCGCACGGCGGCGGTGAGGCCTGCGGATTTCTGGCGGGTGATGTCGATCAGCTGCGATTCGCGCTGCTCATGGGATGGGGCGGTGCGGGTCATGGCGTCTCCAGTCGGCTGCTCGGCGGGTGCTGAGCTTGGTTGCGATGGAGTGACTATACGGAAGCGTATCGGTCAAGTCAATACGAAAACGCATAATTTTTCGCTGCAATGCATAGGCCCGATGCGTTCGGCTAGGCAGGCCCCGGCGTTGGGGCGAAAAAAAGCCCGCGTGTAGCGGGCATGTTGGGGGGGCGGGGGGACTATGTAGAGTTACTCTTTGGCGTCTGCAGATTTAGTTTTCGATTCGGCTTCGGGCTTGTCCATGCCCTTCGCTTCTCGCCCTGCTTCAAACGCGGATATAGTGGACCCGACGATTCCAATATTGGACGCTTGGGTGCCAAAGTATGCTGCGAATGCAATACCTAGAACTGCCAAGATCGTCGTGATCGAGGTCAACCACATAGTCGATTTCAGTCCGCCAGCATCAACAGCAGCACGCGCTGCCCGCTCAGCTGCAGCTGCCGCTTGCTCCGACGCGGCTGCAGCGCGTTCTGATGCAGCCGCGGCACGTTCCGCGATGCGGCCCATGTTGGCCTCATTAGCAACGAGTTGGGCTGCCAGGGTGTCGATCTTCCCCATCGCGGTTGCGACTCGAGCATCCATCCTCGCTTCACTGGCCTGGATGGTTGCTTGAAATTCTTCTCTGCTGGGCGAGTTCATAGTTGGATGATATGGGCGATTATCCGGATTAGCAACCGTGGCGCCAGAGTCGCTGTCGCCTACCCATGGTCCACGCGTGATGTTGGTCATTCACCGCCCTCCACCTTCTTTTTTCTTTCTCTCATCCAACTCATTACACGCGATGGAGAGAAGTTTCGGACGTATCCGCAGTTGCTGCAGATAGTGTAGATGGTAGGGTAATAATGCCCACTCGGCCGTAGTGAACCATCTTCCATGATTTCAGCCGATGAGGCCATCCAGAGCCGAACCAGTTTTTTCGAACCATCCGGACTTGGGTAAACATTTATCGCGGTATTCCCTACTTCGCAGGCGATACATTTCGACTTGATACCTACATCGGTAAAAAACTCGACCAAATCCGCCATTGGTATTTCGCGAATTATCTGACCTGAATTTTCATCCATATTATTCTCTAACGCTCATTAATAAGCCTTTCCTGACACAGCGAAAACTATTTCATCTGGCAAGGAAACGCTTCACTCCAAGCCTTTATCGCGAGAACCGTTGCGTCCAAATGTCGGTTTTCAGGATGATTGTTGAGATACCTAAAAAAAACGTCCGAGTATTGTCCAAAAGTGACGCCGCGCGGGGCGCAATATGGCTTGATCGTATTGGAGTAGGAGGCTTGAGCTATTACACCATTGACAATTCCCATGGCGTACGTTGTACATGAGTATGGGCGTTCTTTGGCGGTTGAATTGCATATGCCATGCCAATAGTTACCCGTGTCTGCGTAGCCGTCTTCCTCAGCCCATGCGGGTGAAGCAGTCAGCAAGGCAAGCATAACGACCCTGCTTACTAAATTTCGCTCAATCATATGTGCGTGCTTTCTTTTCTAACGACCCTACCGATGACGATGCACTCGGCGCCCTTGCATGACTTTCGGTGGTACTTGCGCTGATCCAGGTTATCGGATGTGAGCCACCACATCCCCGCATCGCGCATCATTCGTTTCACCACTACCTCGCCCTCGTAGTTCACTGCATACACGGCACCGTCGACCAGCGTCTTGTCGCCGGTGTTCACGACGATGACGTCGCCATCGAACAATGACGGCTCCATGCTCTCGCCGCGCACGGTGATCGCCAGCAGATCTCCAGCCACGAAGCGCTCATTTCGCACCCATTCCGTTGGCACGCCCATTGTCCGACCATCGTGATATTCGGGCTCGACGGTGAACCCGGTTATTCCGGCCTGGACCTTGAGTGTGACCTTCATGATCTGGGTCAGGCTGGGATCATGCGCGTCGGCGGCGTGAACGCGTCTGGCGCCGGGCGGCAGGGGGTCAGCAGAGGCAGAAAGGTCTCGGTCGCGCAGATCCGCCACGGTCACACCGAAGTGGTCTGCCAGCGGCTGTAGCGTCGAAGTACGCGGATCCGTGCTTTCCCCGGTCAGGATGCGGTGAATCGTGGGCTGGGGGACACCCGTCTTCTCTTTCAAGACGTGCGGATTCGTGCCTGCCCTCTCGATCAGCCACTCCAAGTTCTTTCTAACAAGTAATTCCTTATTGCTCATCCGGAAGAATATGCGCTTACGCATATGAATACGCAAATTGTTATACGGTTACGCATTGACACCGATACGCTTTCGTATAGAATGGCCGAAACAACTCTCGGACCATGCCATGACCTTTCGAACCCCTCAAGAAGCCGCGCAGCTGCTGGTTGCTGCCGGCCATTCCCAAGCAGCGATCGCGGACCGCGCCGGCGTCAAACAGCCGACCATCAGCCGCATCTTGTCTGGCGAACACAAGGATCCGAAAAGCTCGGTGCTGATCAAGCTTAACGAATTCGCCGACCAGGTGGCCGCTGAAGCAGCGCAAGCTGCGGCCGCCCAGTCGGAGCCCCAGCCGCAGTAACCCCTGCGGTTTTTTTGCGGCCAAGCAGTTGCCTATGGGCTCTTGCCCGCGCCCACCACCACCCGAAGTCCTGCACCACGAACATAGGAAACCACCATGTCCCCACGCAATATCGAAGTGAAAACCCTGCTCAATGCCGACGAGTTTGTCGACCTGGAGCGGGAATGCAAAGCCGCCGACGTCACCCGCAGCAAGCTGCTACGCGACCTGGCAAAGGGCTGGATGGCCGACCGGAAGGATAGCCGACGCCAGCACCAGGCGGAACGTCCCGGCTATGGCCAGAACATGGCCGTGTTCCTGCCGAGCCGCGCCGCACGCCCGCGCATGCACATGCGTCTTTGAGGCGGGTGGCGCATGGCAGATCGAAGCAGTCTCGTAACCGAGGAAAGTATGGAAAGCACACGCAAGGCGACGCCGAACGAGAAGATCGTCGTGCAGTCGCACACCTGGCGCCGCGCCGACAAGGAAGCGATCGCCGACAAGCAGAACGTCGAGAAGCAGCGGGCCGAATACCGCGCGCGCCGCGAGCTGGCCAAGGCCATTGACGACGCGGGAGAACGGCCATGACGGACCAGATCATCAGCATCGCCATGATCCAGGAGAAGGCCCGCCGCGCGTTCAACCGCGGTGCCGGCCGCGACGAACACGGCTTCAACTGGCATTCGCCGGCGATCGCCGCATGGCAGGCCGAATGGGACCGCTGCGCGCTGGCCTGGCACGCGGCCACGCAGCAGCAAGCCCAGGTGGTGAAGGGTTCGCCGCCATGACCACGCTTACCCCTACCCCATCGGCGCCGGCCAGGGTCGCCCCCATCACCTGGACTGAGACGACCATCGCGCGCGCACTCGCGCTGCAGTTTTTCAAGCGCCGCTACTTGTGCGTGGTGCCGAACTGCACCTGGACCGGTCACGAATGCGACCTGCTGGTGGTGACGGACGACCTACGCATCATCGACGTCGAGATCAAGATCAGCCGAGCCGACCTCAAGGCCGATGCCAAGAAGGAAAAATGGTGGCACCGGCCGTACAACTGGCCGTTCACGATCGACCATCCACTCTTCCACGGCGCCCCCGCGCCGGACCGTCGACTACTGCATCCCGCGAAGGTCTGGAAGCATTACTACGCGCTGCCGATGGAAATCTGGAAGCCGGAGCTCGAGACGGCGCTGCCATCGAGTGAGAGCGGCATCCTGCTGCTGAATGGCGGCGACACCGGCATCTACTCGCACGTGGAGCGCCGCGCCAAGCCAGCGCGTGACGCTGATGTGCTGACGTCGAAGCAAGCCATCGATATCGCGCGCCTGGCCAGCCTGCGGATGTGGAACACCTACCAGCAGCTCGAGGCCGCGACCTCGAAGGCGGCCGCATGAACTTCTACAAGCGACACATCGGCGACTACATCAAGAAGGCCGGGCACCTGACGCTGCTCGAGCACGGCATCTACGCGCGCCTCATGGACGTGTACTACACCCGCGAGGCCGGCATTCCCGAGGACAAGGCCGCGCGCCTCATCAGCGCCAGGTCGAAGGAGGAGCTGCAGGCGCTGGCCAACGTCCTGGACGAATTCTTCACGCTGGTCGACGGCCTGTGGACGCAGGGCCGCTGCGAGGAGGAAATCGGCAACGCCAGCGAGAAAGCGGAGCAGAACCGGGAGAACGGAAAAAAGGGCGGCAGGCCGAAGAAATCGGCAAGCGAACAAAAACCCACGGAAAACCCAAACGGTTATGAAACCGAAAACCATGTGGGTTTCAAAAATAACCTTAGCCAGACTCCAGACTCCAGACTCCAGACTAAAACCCTTGGAGACACCGCGCCTACTCAACCGGAGTTGAGCGCAATCCTCGGCAACGAGCCTACGCCGGCTGGGTCGCTCAGCATGGCAATGCGCCGCTTCGGCATCAGCTCGAATCCCGGAGACCTGCGCTTGATCGCGCTAGCCGATCAGGGCATCACTGTCGACACCGTGAACGCTGCCTGTGAGGCGGCCAAGAAATCGAAGCCCGACGCCGCCATCCCGCCTGCCTACGTGTTCTCGATCCTGGAGCGCTGGGCGAAGGACGCAGCCGAGCTGCGCGCCACCGGCGCCGCGCCACCACGCACCACAACCCGCCAGGCCGGCCAGGCCAACATCCAACGCCTCAACGACCGCATCAACGGAGCAAGCCATGACGACGACCATCGCATCATCGACATCAACGACCGCCCTGCCTGAGGCATGGGTCGAGCGCCTGTTCGAGCGCATGCTGCTCGAGTACGGCAAGCGCTTCGCCGACCAGTGGGCGCAGGCCGACATGGACAAGCTCATCGCCTACTGGTCGCAGGAGCTGTCTGGCTACAGCAGCAACGAGCTCAAGCGAGGCCTCGACGCGCTCAGCCAGCGCGACTGGCCGCCCACCCTGCCGGAGTTCAAGCGCCTGTGCAGGCCCAGGGTCGACCCGGTCGCCGCGTACTACGAGGCCGTCGCCGGCGTGCAGGCCCGCTTCGCCAACGAGCATGGCAAGTGGACCCACCCGGCAATCTACTGGGCCGCCATGCCCATGGCCAGCGAGCTGCAGCAGCAGCCGTACAGCGCCGTCAAGGCGCGCTGGGAAGCTTCGCTCGACAAGCAGCTCGCCCTGGGCGCTTGGGACGAGATCCCGAAGCCGATGCTGCAGCTGACTGCGCCGGGAAAGTCGACCACCAACACCGAGAAGGCCCGCGCCGCGATCGCGCACGCCGTGCGCTGCGTCAGCCACAAGGGGCCGAACCACGACCACTTGGGCTGGGCCCGGCGTCTCGTGGCCCGTGAGCAGGCCGGCGAATCGCTGCTGCCCTACCAGGTGCAATGCGCGCATCAGGCGTTGGAGCGTGAGGCCAGCGCCACCTGACCGAGACCATTTCGCGCGCGAGCGCGACTACAACGACAAGGAGAATCACCCCATGAACATCCTGGCCATCGACATCGGCACCACCACCGGCTGGGCCCGCACCGACCGCAACGGCATCGTGCACGGCGGCAGCGCCAAATTTCAGCCGCTCGCGATGGAGAAGCCCGGCCACCGCTGGCTCAAGTTCCGCGCCTTCCTGGGCGAGCAGCGCGCAGCCGGCGAGATCCACGCGGTCTACTACGAGGACGTGAAGCAGCACGCCGGCACCCTGGCGGCCCACGTCTACGGCGGCTTCCTCGCATGCCTGGAGATGTGGTGTGCCGCGAACAACGTCCCGCTGCGCCCGGTCGGCGTCGGCCAGGTCAAGAAGCACTGGACCGGCAAGGGAAACGCGGACAAGACGGCCATGGTGGAGGCGGCGCGCGCCAAGGGTTTCCGCCCGGTCGACAACAACCACGCCGACGCGCTGGCCATCCTGGCGCTCGCGCAGCACATCGAGGGCGTGGCGCCGGTGCGGGAGGCAGCGTGACTGACGACACCGACACCATCGAAAAGCGCGCCTATGCCCGCGGCTACGCCGCCGGCCGCAGGAAGGCCAAGACCATCCGGGACGAGACGAACCGCCGGCGCGAGCGCCAGACCTTCCTCGATCGCGCGTTCCTGGCCGCCCTGCCCTTCGCAATGGAGCAAAGCACCTGGCAACACGACGGCAAGAAGATCGACACGGTGCGCGATCGCGTCGATCTGGCCTGGCGCGTGGCCATGACCTCGGTAGCAGCGCGGAGGATGGCCCCATGACCGACCAGGCTTACAGCTTCCTCGTGGCAGGCGGCCTGGCGACAGTCAGCGCCGGCCTGGTCTGGCTGACGGTGCGCATGCACGCCCGTGATCGCGCTGGCCGCGCGGCGCGGGAGGAACGTGCACGTGCCGCCCTGATCCCTTCCGGCAGCGCCGCCTTCGACGCCGGCGCCATCGCCGCCCTGGATGGCGTCGAGGCCTGGGAGAACCCGCATTGCACGCCGAGCCGACTGCCGAAGGACGCCACCGCCTGGGCCGCGGGCTGGTGCTACGGGCGCCAGGTGTGGCGCGATTCATGGAGGGCTGCGGATTGACTATCGCCATCACCGACAAGACCGACGTCGAGCTGGCCGCCGACGCACGCATGATCGCGGCTGCGCTGACCAGGATCCGCACCGAGCTGCACCGGCGAGGCATCGAGGTCGACCTGCTCACCTGGAGCGAAGGCAAGATCGAGGTGCAAATCGAACGGGTAACGAGGGAGAAGCTTTGACCGAACGACGCGATATCGGTGCCCGCCTCGAGAACTGGGGCCGGGTCTACCGCCCCAGCCGCACCATCGGTGTCAGCACCACCGGCAAGTTCTGCGACCAGCTCGAGCGCGAGGCCAACGGCGAGAAGCCCACGGCCGAGCGCCGCAAGGTGGACGAGGTCGACGCCCAGGCGATCGAGCACGCCATGCGGCTGCTGTCCCGCCGCGACCGTCTGCTGCTCAAGCTCTGCTACGTCGACCAGGCCGAGCCGCATGTCGTGTGCCGGAAGCTGTCGATCGCGCACCGACCCGCGACTGTTTTCGTCAATGCGTTCCGAGCAGCACAAGGTGCTGTCGAAGTAATCGCCAATAAAAACGTTGCTCCAGAGTAAAATGCTTTCTCCAAAAACTTTTGCGGAGAAGCTATGAAGGTGGTCGATTACAAACTGGTCGAATCCAATTCCGGATCTGATTTTGACGACAAGGTGAAGTACGCCCTAAGGAACGGCTGGCAACCGTGGGAAAGCCCAATCTGCAAGTATCAGGACGGCCTGCGAATGTGGCTTTATGCTCAGGCATTTGTGAAATACGCGAAAGAAACCTGAGCAGCGAGCTTGACAGCCGGAAACTCCAGCAGTAAATTCCGCTCTACAACTTAATTCCGTCCAGAAATTCGACGTGTTAGCGTTCCCTGATGGGAGCCCGCGGCACACCTGGAGGATCTCAAAGCCCTGCGATCAGCGATGACGCGGGGCTTTTTGCTTTCCGGAGCCACGATGAAATTCTTTGCTGACTGGGGCGGCTTTGTCTCGACCGCCATGCTGCCTACCGTGATGGTCGGCCCGCGCTGGATCTACCTGTACTGGCTCCAGGGACGGATCGGTGCCCGCTGGGGCTGATCCCTTCCAGTTCTGCCGCACGCCGGTAGCGTAGAGCGCGACGAAACGCGCACGGGACCTTACTTGCCCGAGAAGTGCCGGAGCCCCCGCCCGGCCAGACTTCGAAGACGGCACCCACGACTACGTGAACATGACCTGGCACTGGCCAGCACAGCTGAGCGCACACCGCGTTGCTCGGCGCCGGACGCTGTAACCGGCAACCACACGCAAGCCGATTCCCTGCCGAGTCGTTTTCCGTGTGGTGGACACCCGCCCACCTCTCCGTCCGCCGTGTGCGGCACTCGCGGGGTTGTCCACCCAACCCTGTCTCCACGGGATGCGGGTCCCAATCCTTCCCGCATCTCCTTCGCCCGGCCACGTGCCGGGCTTTTTTATTCCGCAACCATGACCGCGACCACCTACACGCCCGAGCTCGGCGCCAAGTTCTGCGCCGCGATGGCGTCGACCACCGACAGTATCGCGACCATCTGCCGGCGCGCCGGCATGCCCAGCAAGGCGACGGTGTTTCGCTGGAAGTCTGAGCATCCGCTGTTCGCTGCAATGTACGACGCCGCCAAGAGCGCGCAGATCGACACGCAGTTCGATGAGATTGTCGAGATCGCGGACAACTGCAAGGCCGATAAAGACTCGGTGGCCAAGGCAAAGCTGCGCATCTACGCGCGCATCGAGGCGGCCCAGCGCCTGAAGCCGAAGGAATACGGCCTGAAGGTCGCGCACGGCGGCACCGACGACCTGCCGCCTATGAAAACCGAGTCCCACGTGACCGTCACCGCCGAGGAGGCGTACAAGAGGATGCTCGATGGCGGTACCTGACTGGTTCGACTTCAAGGCGCCCGACTACGAGCGGGTGTACCAGCTGCGCGCCGAACGCCTGCAGCGCATCCGCGCCGATCCCGGCCTGGTCCCAGCCCTGAAGGAGCACTACAAGGCCAACCCGATCGACTTCATCAACGACTGGGGCATGACCTTCGATCCACGTAACGCCGAGATCGGGCTGCCCAGCATCATCCCCTTCATGCTGTTCCCGAAGCAGGCCGACTTCGTCACATGGGTACGCGAGCGCTGGCTGGGCCGCGAGGATGGCTTGGCCGAGAAATCCCGCGACATGGGTATCTCCTGGCTGTGCGTCGGCATCGCGGTCTGGATGTGGACGTTCTACCCGGGTGTGGTGATCGGCTTCGGTAGCCGCAAGGAGGAATACGTCGACAAGCTGGGCGACCCGAAGTCGCTCTTCTGGAAGGTGCGCCAGTTCATCAAGCTGCTGCCGAACGAGTTCCGGCCGAAGGGCTACGTCGAGAAGCAGCATGCGCCGCACATGCGGATCCTGAACCCCGAGACCGGCGCCGCCATCATCGGCGAGGCCGGCGACAACATCGGGCGCGGTAACCGCACCTCGATCTACTTCAAGGACGAGTCGGCCTTCTACGAGCGCCCGGATGCGATCGATGCAGCGCTGTCCCAGACCTCGAACTGCAAGATCGACGTCTCCACCGTCAACGGCAACGGCAACCCGTTCTACCGCAAGCGGCACGGCGGCAAAATCAAGGTATTCACGTTCCACTGGCGCCAGGACCCGCGCAAGGACGATGCCTGGTACCAGAAGCAGCGCGAGGCGCTCGATCCGGTCATCGTGGCGCAGGAAATCGACATCGACTACAACGCGTCGACCTCGGACGCCTGGATCGTTGGCGACCTGATCGCCGCCGCCCAGGGTAAGGGGCCAGCCGATGTCGAGCCGGTCGGCAGCTGGAACATCGGCGTCGATGCGGCGCACTTCGGTGATGACGAAAGCGTGATCCACAAGCGCCGCGGACGCCTGAACCTGCCACAGGTCACGCGCCGCAGCCTCGATGGCCTGGGCCTGGCCGCCGTGGTCACCAGCGAATGCGACGACCTGGTTGCCGCCGGCGGTGAGATCGGCGTGATCGTGATCGAGCTGGACGGCCCGGGCGTGTCCTGCTTCGACCAGCTCAAGGCCGGCAAGTACGCCAGCAAGGTTCAGGGCGTGCACACCGGCGCCCGGCTCTCCGATGGCAAGAACTACAACATCAAGGCGCGCATCTGGCGTGACGCGCGCGACTACCTGGTCGACGCGCCGGTGTCGATGCCGAACTGCGGCGAGCTGCGGTCGCAGCTGGCCTCGGTGAAGTACAAGTACAAGGATGGCTTGCTGCTCATGCAGTCGAAAAAGGAATACAAGGCGTTCTACGGCAAGTCGCCTGACCGCGCCGACGCCTTCGTGCTGACCTTCGCCCGCCCTGCCGTCGCACCCCGACCTCAACAGAAACGACCGGCCGCCGCACCTGGGGGCTGGATGGGATAACACATGGCTGACAAAGAAGACAACGACCTGCACTCGGAAGGGCTGCGGATCTACGGCGTTGCCGTCGAGCGCGAGAGCGAAAACCGTACCCGGTACGAGAATGACGTGAGGTTCGCGCGCCTGAGCGAGCAATGGCCGGATGCCGTGCGCAGGCAGCGTGAGCTCGACGGCCGCCCTTGCCTGACTATCAACAAGCTGCCGGCATTTATCCGCCAGGTGGTGAACGACGCGCGCCAGAACACGCCACAAATCAAGTTTCACCCGGTCGGCGATGGCTCGGATCAGTGGACTGCCAAGGTGCTGGACGGCCTGGTGCGCAACATCGAGGTTCAGTCGAACGCGGACGTCGCCTACGACACGGCGATCGAGAACGCTGTGACCGGTGGCTTCGGCTTCTTCCGCATCACGACCGACTACACCAGCGACGACAGCTTCGACCAGGATATTCGCATCGAGCGGATCCCGAATTCGCTGTCGGTGGTGCCGGATGCTCATTGCATGGACGCCGACTCGGCGAACTGGAACGACTGCTTCGTCACCGAGACCTATTCGCTGGACGCATTCAAGGCGAAGTGGCCGAAGGCCGACGTCTCCAGCTTCGAGGGTGATGGTCGCAGCCAATGCGCACCGAACTGGCTCGATGGCGACGACATCATGGTTGCCGAATGGTGGACGCGCCGCGAGGTCGAGAAGACCCTGCTGAAGCTGTCGAACGGCGACGTCATGTACCAGGAGCAGTTCGACGCGATCGCCGAGTTGCTCGATCTGGATGGCGTTACGGTAGCCGATCAGCGGCCGGTGCGCTCGATGAAGGTCACGCAGCACATCATGACCGGCGCCGGCATTATCGAGACGAACGACTGGGCCGGCAAGTACATTCCGGTTGTCCCAGTCTACGGCGACGAGGTCGTCATCGATGGCAAGCGGCACCTGAAGTCGATGATCCACGACGCGACGGACGCCCAGCGCAGCTACAACTTCTGGCGCTCCACCGCGACCGAGGTTGCCTCGATGGCACCCAAGGCACCCTGGGTGGGGGCGACTGGCTCGTTCGCCAGCGATCCGAATTGGCTGACCGCGAACACGGTCAACCACCCATACCTCGAGTACGACCCGGTCGACAACATGCCGCCGCCGCAGCGCATCCCGTTCGCCGGGCCTGATGCTGCGTCGATGCAGGAGGCGATGAACGCCTCCGACGACATGAAGTCGGTCATGGGTCTGTTCGACGCCAGCCTGGGCGCGCAGTCAAACGAAACCTCGGGCCGCGCGATCCTGGCGCGCCAGCGTGAGGGCGACGTCAGCACATTCAACTTCACCGACAACCAGAACCGCGCGATCCGCCACGCCGGCCGCATCCTGGCCGACCTGATCCCGAAGGTCTATTCGGTCGAACGCATCATCCGCGTGATCCACGAGGACGACACACCGGAGAACGTGAAGATCAACGGCCCGACCGACCCGATCCAGGCGCAGCAGCAGGCGATGCAGGGGCAGCAGCAAGGCCTGACGGATGAGCAGCGCGGAATCGTCCAGGTGTATGACCTGACGACCGGTAAGTACGACGTAACGTGCGAGAGTGGCCCGAGCTACACCACGAAGCGCCAAGAGGCTGCCGAGCAGATGGTCAGCTTCATGCAGGCCGTACCAGCTTCTGGCCCGATCATCGGCCACCGCCTGGCGAAGGCTCTGGACTGGCCTGGTGCGATGGAGATCGCCGAAGACCTCAAGGCGATGTTGCCGCCGCAGCTGCAGGGCCAGAACCCGCAAGTGGCGCAGATGCAGCAGGCCCTGCAGCAGCTCCAGCAAGCGCTGGCGCAGGCCCAGGCCGCGCTGAACGACAAGCAGCAGGACCGCGAGATTGACGTGGCGAAAGTGAAGATCGACGCCTACAAGGCCGAAAGCGATCGCATCAAGGTCGTCGGCGCCGGCATGGGCCCGGCCGAGGTGCAGGCGCTGGTCATGCAAACGCTGCAACAAGTGCTGTCGTCTCCGGACATCACACCTGGTGCGCCGACATCGCCCCCTATGCAGCCGGGCATGCCGCAGCCCGACATGCAGCCCGGCACCGAGCCGGCCGCGCTCGAGCAACCGCAGCCCGCGGTGCCGCCGCCTGATATGGGCGGTGCAATCCCCTCCTGAAAGAGAGAATGATGAAGAAAGCAATCTTGGGCCTGTGCCTGGCAGTCCTCTCCACAGCATCGTTCGCGGCTGCGAACAGTATCATCGTCACGCAGCGCAACAGCACCGACACCGCCAATCAGGCGCGCACGCTGGACAATCCGGCAAGCGACGGCATCCTGATCTGGAGCCACGCCACGAAGCTGCCGGCGTACCTGACCGTAGGCGCTGGCCTGGTAGCGAGCAATGGCGTGCTCTCGGCGAACATCCCGGCCCAGGTCAACCCGGACTGGAATGCAACGAGCGGCGCCGGCCAGATCCTGAACAAGCCGGTTCTCAAGACTGTGGCGATGACCGGCGAGGCGGCCGACCTGACTGGCCTGGCGCCCGTAGCGATCACTGGCGCGTGGGCTGACCTGATCGGCAAGCCCTCGCTATTCAGCGGCGCATATGCGGACCTGACCGGCAAACCAACGCTCGCTCCCGTGGCCAGCACTGGCGATTACAACGACCTCGTGAACAAGCCGGCGCCGGTCGCGCCATACACGTTCGACTACGGCCTGCCGACCACCCGCACCGTCGCTGTGTCGACCGCATACCAGGCGATCAACGCCGCCAAGGCCGCGATCGTGACAGTCAGCCCGACCTGCTCGGCGTCGCTCAGCCTGGCCGGCGGCACCACATGCACGCTGCAGGCCAGAATCGGCACGGCACCGCTGACCTGCTCGAGCGGCACGGTCGTGGCCACCTGGACGAACGGGAACACCGGCGCCCTCACCGTCGGCCTGTCGCTGAACCAGACCGTCGGCGCGCCTTACGGCATCAACCTGCCGATCGGCGCCAGTTTCATCCTGTGTCCGGTCAGCGGCACCTTCACGATTTCCGCAGCCGAGCAATCCGTCGGCTGATCAACCGCGGCTTCGGCCGCATCACTGGAGCTTTACCACATGGACGAACTGGAACAATCGGCAGAACTGCCGAATTCCGACGCCGCAGCCGCTGCAGCCGAGGAACAGCACGAGCAGCAAGCGGACAACCACGATTCCCAAGCCGACGCGGCCTCGCAAGAGCAAGCCGAAGAGGACGAGGAAATCGAGATCGGCGGCAAGAAGGTCGCCATGCCGAAGAGCATCGCCGCCGAGATCAAAGCCGGCACGATGCGCAACGCCGACTACACGCAGAAGACCCAAGCGGTCGCCGAGGAACGCCGCGCCGTCGAGGCAGAGCGCGCCCGGGTGCGTGAAGAGGCGCAGCAAAACCAGCAGTACATGAAGGAAGTCGCCCGCGTGCATGCGCTGGACGACCAACTGGAGCAGTTCAAGGCGCTCGACTGGAACAAACTCAGCGATGAGGACCCGGTCAGCGCCCAAAAGCTGCATTTCCAGTACCAGGCGCTGCAGCAGCAGCGTCAACAGGCCGCAGAGGCCGTCGCGCAGAAACAGCACGAACATGCACTGAATGAGCAGCAGGCAACTGCCAAGCAAATCCAGGAAGCGGAAGCGTATGTGCAGCGTGAAATCCCGGGCTGGAGCCCCGACCGTGCGAAGGCGCTCAACGAATTCGCCGGCTCGGTCGGCCTGACCGTCGACCAGAACCTGGCCAAGGTGCTCGTGCAGCATCCTGCCCTGTTCAAGGTCATCGACCAGGCCGAGAAGTTCGCCCAGCTCGTGAAGAAGCAGACCGCCAAGCCGCAAACCCCAGCCGCACCGCCGGCGCCGGTCACCCGCGTGGGCGCTGCACGCGCAAGCGCGAAACCGGACCCGTCGAAGATGAGCGACGCCGACTGGTATGCGGCACGCAAGGACCAGCAGCGCAAGCGCTGATCCGCACAAACCCCAAATCCACCCGCCCATGAGGCGGGTTTTTACTTTCTGGAGCTAGAAACATGCCAAACGGTATCCTGACCCACCAAATGCTGGCCCGCGAAGCGGCCGCCATCCTGACCGAGGAAATGAACTTCCTCTCCAACATCAACCGCGGCCGCGAGGAAGAATTCAAGTCGCAGCCGAACGGCTACAAGAAAGGCGACTTCGTTGACATCGGCATCCCGCCAGTGCCGACCGTCTTCGACGGCACCAACTTCGCCGGCGGCGGCGCCGCTCCGGACCAGAACGAGCAGAAGGTGCGCCTGCAGCTGAACACGCAGAAGCACGTGCCGCTGACCTTCACCGCCAAGGAAAAGGCGTTGTCGATCAGCCAGTTCAAGGTACGCTTCCTCAAGCCGGCGATGAACTCGCTCGGCTCGGTGGTGCAGGCCGACCTGATCCAGCGCGGCGTGCTGGCGACCCCGAACGTGGTCGGTACCCCTGGCACGCTGCCGAACACCTTCAAGACCTACGGCCAGGCGCGCAGCTCGATGGAACGCTTCCTGGCACCTGGTGGTGATCGCACCGTGCTGCTGTCGTCGGACGCAAGTAACGAGCTGGCCGACGCGATCAAGAATCAGCAGAACCCGACCGACACCGGCAACAAGGCGTTCAAGGAGGGCTACATCACCCGCGCGCAGAACTTCGACATGTACGAAAACCAGTCGCTGCCGGTGTTCGCCAACGGCACCGCGACCGGCTTTACCGTCAACGGCGCCGGTCAAACCGGCTCGACGCTGAACATCGGCGGCATCACCGCAGGCCAGACGATCCTCAAGGGTACCGTCTTCACCCTGCAGAACGTGTTCGCCGTGCACCCGGTGCTGGGCGTCTCGAACGGCAAGCTGCGCCAGTTCGTGGTGACCGCCGATTTCACCGCTGCCGGCACCACCGGCGCGATCGGCATCTACCCGCCCCTGGCAGCGTCGAGCGCATCGCAGGTCGGCACTGTGTCGGTCCTGCCATCCAACGGCGCTGCTGCCTCGATGGTCGGCGCGGCGAGCACCGGCTACCGTCAGGAGCTGGCGTTCCACAAGGACGCCTTCACCGCTGCATTCGCACCGCTGCCAATCCTGGCGTCGTGCGAAGGCTACACCGCGACCATGGGCGGCTTCTCGGTGCGCGTCATGACCTTCGGTAACGGCCAGACCGACACCGAGTCGACCCGTATCGACGTGCTGTACGGCTTCGCCGCCGTGCGCCCGGACCACGCGGTCCGCATCACCGAGTAATCGGCCATACCCACCCGCCCCGCCCGCGCAAGCCGGCGGGGCTTTCTCATTGGAGAAGTACATGGAATTCCAGGAATACCCGAAGGCGCTGTACCTGGCCGGCCAGCAGCTGGTGGTCGAGGACAGCGAGCAGGAAGAGGCGGCGCGCGCCGACGGCTACGACGACTGGCACGCGGACCATGCGCGCATCACCGGCGAGCCGGAGGCCAAGACCGGCGAGCAGGCCGACGACGAAGCGCCGCTCGACCGCGATGCGCTGAAGGCCCGCGCCGCCGAGCTGGGCGTCGAGTTCCCAAAAAACATCGGTACCGAAAAGCTCGCTGAACTGGTGGCCGCCGCCGAGAAAGCCTGATCATGCCCTTCGCCGACTACACCGAACTGCAGGCCGCCGTGACCGGCTGGCTGCACCGCAAGGACCTCGCGGAGCGCGTGCCCGACTTCATCGCGCTGGCTGAGACGAGCATGAACCGCATCGTCCACGTGAGCGCCATGGAGAACGAGGTTCTGCTGACGCTGGGCGCAGGCGAGCGGTCAATTCCGCTGCCTACCGGCTTCAGCACTCCGCTGGCGGTGTGGTTGGCGGCGCCGCAGCCGCGCGAACAGCTCACGGCCATGGTGCCCGAAGTCCTGCCGGTAACGAGCGATCCCGGGCGCCCGCGCTATTGGGCAATCGATGGCCAGTCGCTGGCATTCGAACGCCCTGCCGACGTCGAAACGTCGGTGACTCTGCGCTACCGCGGCGGGTTCCGCTTGAGCGACGACGTGCCAACGAACGCGCTGCTGACGAAATACCCCGACATCTACCTGTACGGCGCGCTGCTCCAGGCCGCGCCATACATCCGCGACAACGACTCTATCGGGCTCTGGCAAACCATGTACCGCCAAGCCGTGAAAGAGATCAACGCGACCGAGAGCCGCGCGCGCGCCGCCGCGCCGCTGCGCACGGAGCTGGCCGGCCTGCTGGGCCGCTGCTCCGATCACTTCATGAATGGATAAGCAATGGCCCTCGAACCCGCTACCCACATTTCCGAACTGGTGCCGACGAACCCGACCCCGGGCGACCCGAAGAGCCAGGGCGACGACCACATCCGCAACCTCAAGACCTCGCTACTGAACGACCTGGCCGGCTTCGAAGGCGCGATCATGTGCACTGGCGTCGACGGCGGCGCGGCGAACGCCTACACCGTCGCCCCGGCCCGGCCAATCATCGGCTACGGCAAGCGCATGACCGTCGTTTTCGGCGTGACCGTCGCGAACACCGGCGCGTCCACCATCAAGGTCTCGGCGCTGGACGCCAAGCCGCTCAAGAGCGTGAACGGCCTTGCCCTGGTCCAGGGCGACCTGGTGCCGGGCGTCATCTATGCCGCCTGCTACACCGGCGACGAGTTCCGCCTGCTGTCGATCACGAAGAATGCGCTCGACCAGGCCGCGTTCAGCGCTGCCCTGCCTGGCCTGGACGACCCGGCGAACAACGGCAAGTACGTGCGCGTGCTGAATGGCTCCGTGGTCTACTCGAACCCGGGCATTGCGACCGTGGCCACAACCGCGACCGACAACATCACGCTGACCACGTCCTTCCAGCTGGTGCCTCTGCAGATGGCCGCGCAAGGCAAGTCGGTGACGCTTCCGAGCGCGATCGGCCTGACCCTGGGCGGCCCGCAGTTCATCATCGACAACAGCAAGGGGATGTACCCGACCGGGATCCGCGACAGCGCTGGCACGCTGCTACAGGCGGTTGCCGCCGGTGGCGTGGCCTTCGTCTCGCTCAAGGAGAACGCGACGGCGGCCGGCGCCTGGCTGGTGACCGGCATGGGCATGGAGCCCGGCATGATCACCGGCGATGTGCTGTTCCCGGCCGGCTTCGGCACGACCATCTTCCCGGCCTTCGTCGCGATGGACGCGAACACCAGCGTCCACTTCGCTGCGCTGTCGAGCGGGTTCGCCGCCTTCGTGGTGGACAACCTGGGCAAGGTGGTGAGCACGCCGGTGACTGTGGACACGACCTCGGGCCAGACGCCGCTGAACGCGTACAAGATCGACGCGACGCGCCTGATCGTGTTCACGAACAGCAAGGCGGTCGTGATCTCGCTGACCGGCTCGAGCCCGACCTATTCCCTGTCGGTCGGGGTGCTGGCAACCGTGCCGAATGCCGATACCGGCATTGGATCGCCACGCATGGCGCAGTTGTCCCCGACACTGTACGTCGTGATGAGCAATAGCACGACCGTCATGTCGGTCTCTGTGAGTGGCACAACCGTAACTCCAGGCACGCAGCTCAACATGGGGTTGTCCGTATCCGGTGAGTACGCACTCTATCCGCTCACGACAACTACGGCGATTTTGATCTATTCGGTCTCAAACGGGCCTGGGGCATTGATCGTAACGGTGAGCGGGGTGACGTGCACCGCCGGCACTCCGGTGCTGATGGCAAATGCCGGCAGCCCAGCGCTCACCTCATCATGCCAGCTATCGCAAACGAAGTTCTTGCTGACCGTCGGCAACGGAACTACGCAGGCCGTGTTTGTGATGCCGATGACCGTTATAGGCGCCGCGATCACCTTCGGCGCGGCCACCGTGCTCGGGGCAGGTAATGCGGTGATTACGTACTCTAATATAGTCACGCGGTTCAACCCTCAACTATTCCCAACCGGTCTAAATTCGGCGCTGCTTACGTGGACGGACAGCGGCGCAACCCGGGCCGTGGTCGTGACGGAGGCTGGCAATGTCCTGACTTTCGGTGCGCTGCTATCAGGCAGCTTCGCGGGTGGCTTTGTCGCCGCCCAGAATACAACCGACTTCATCGCGATCACGAACTCGGGCATCACGGGCAACCAGCGATACAACATCGTCCCGCACAAGATCAGCGGCCCCAGCTTGACGCTTGGCACGGCCCAGCCAATCCCGGAGGTTTCGCCAACCGGTACGGCGGGGGTGATCGGCACGACCCCAGCCGTGCGCCTGTCACAGGGCGACTACCTGGTCTTCGGCGCCGGCATCCAGGCCATCCCGGTCTACCGGTCGAACGGCGACCTGGCGGTCAAGCGAGGCTCAATCGTGGTGCCGGGCCTGAGCGGGCCGACCATGCAGCCGATCCAGGCGGTGGCGCCGAACCGCGTCGTGGTGCTGGCCCCCTTTAACTCGCAGCTCCGGCTGCTCAACATCGAGGTAGCAGCATGACGCAACTGCTTGTTGTCGGCACGGCCGTCTTGGCGGTCGGCCCGTTCACGATGACGCCGGACGAGATCCGCGCGCCCGACGTCATTTTCCCCGTGCACACGGTCGAAGGCTGGCAGATGGTGAGCGCCGAACTGCCGGCGGACTTCACGCCGCTGGCCTACGAGTGGGTGAAAGGCGCACTGGCGGCGAAGGCGCCGCCGGCGCTGCCGATCGAGGTGCCGGCGCGCGTGCCGATGCTCAACGCGCAGCTGGTGCTGATCGAAATGGACTGGTGGGAGCCGCTCCAGGCCTACATCGGCGCCATGCCGGCCAAGGAGCAACTGCTGGCGCGCACCTACATGGCCCAAGCGCTGACCATGGCGCGGGACCACGAGCTGGTGCTGGCCATCCCGGCCGCGCTCGGCAAGACGGATGCCGAGGTCGACCAGCTGTTCATCATGGCGGGGGCGCTCGATGTCTAAGGTCACCATCGAAAGCGCCGGCTCGGTGGGCGTGATCAAGGACCTGACGCAGCAGAAGCTGCCGCCGGCCGCCTGGACGGACGCGCAGAACGTCCGCTTCCTGGACGGCGCGGCGCGCCAGTTCTTCGGCCACGGCCCAGCCTACGGCGCGCCGACGATCACGCCCTACCATGTGGCGCAGCTGAACATCAGCGGCAACAGCTACTGGCTCTACGCCGGCGCCGCCAAGATCTACGCCACGGCCGTGGTCAACGGCGCCGCGATGCACACGAACCTGACGCGCCAGACGGCCGGGGCCGACGTCGATTACACCGGCAAGCAGAATGCCTGGACCAGCACCATGCTGTCGGGTATCCCGATCCTGAATCCCGGGAACGAAGTCGACCCGCCGCAGCGCTGGAATCTGGACATCGCCGGGCGTTTCCAAGTGCTGGACAACTGGCCGGCCAACACCTTCTGCAAGTCGCTCCGGGCATACAAGAACTACCTGGTCGCGCTGAACATCACGCGCGGCGGCGTCAACCTGGGCTACATGGTGAAGTGGTCGTCGCCGGCCGACCCAGGCGGCGTACCGATCACCTGGGATGCGAGCGATCCGACACAGGACGCAGGCGAGACCGATCTGGCCGAGGGTGGCGATCGCATCGTGGACGGCCTGCAGCTGCGCGACAGCTTCATGATCTACAAGGAGCAGTCGGTCTGGCGCATGGACTTCACCAGCGGCGGGTACGTATTCAGCTTCAGCAAGGTGCTGGGCACCGCCGGCGCCATGAACCGCAACTGCATCGTGGAACTCGACGGTGTGCACTTCGTGCTGGGCAACTCTGACGTTTATGTGCACGACGGCCAGTCGGCTGTATCGGTGCTGGACAAGGTGGCCCGCCGCGCCCTGTTCCAGGATATGGACACCGCCTACACCGATCGCGCGTTCGTGTTCAAGAACCCGTTCATGAACGAGGTCTTCGTCTGCTATGTGAGCGTGGGCGGCACGGTGCCGAACAAGGCGCTGGTCTGGAACTACGTCGACAAGACGGTCAGCTACCGCGACATCCCAAACCTGAACCATGCAGCGTTCGGGCCGGTGAACAGCACGCTGAGCGACAGCTGGGCATCGGACGGCGATCCGTGGGAATCCGATATCTCGTCCTGGAATGGCCCGGGCTTCGTCCCGAACCAGGCGCGGGTGCTGATGGCGTCCAACGACACGCAGCTGCTGCTACTCGACGCCTCGGCCACCTTCAACGGAACGCTGCCCATGGCCTACCTCGAGCGGCGGGGGCTGGCATTCGGCGACGCCACCATCACGAAGCGCATCACCGGCGTGCGTCTGCGCGTGACCGGCAACCAGGGCGAGACCGTGATCGTGAAGGTGGGCGGCCACCAGACCGACCCGTTCGCGGATCCGGAATGGGAAGCCGAAATGGAGCACGTCATCGGCGAGACGATCGCCTGCGACTGCTTCGTGGATTCCCGCTATCCGGCGCTGCGCATCGAGTCCGGCACGGCCGCGCAATGGCTGCTGGAGAGCTACGACTATGACATTCAACCTGGGAGCCGCTGGTGAGAACACCGACCATAGCCACAATCCAATACTCGCACGGCCCGATGCCGAGCGACCTTCCGCCGAGTGCGAAGCGCTACCTCGAGGAAGAGCTGGGAAAGATCGCTGTCGCGATCCAACGCCTGGCAGAAGGCCACATCGACGTCACCTATGCGGCGCCGCCGAAGCCGCGTCAAGGGGATATCCGCTACGCCGACGGCGTGCTGTGGAATCCGGGCAGCGGCCGCGGCCTGTACCTGCACAACGGCATGAACTGGAGCTGGTTCGGTGGTGAATGAGCCACTTCACCTCGCGTACGAGTCGGCGCGCGACCGTATGCCGGGCGTGACCCTCGAGCAGTTTGCCGCCGAGGTGGCCGACTTCGACGTTCACCCTGTGAAGGCTCGCGGCCGCCTGTGCGGCGCGATCTTGGTGCGCGGCAAGGAAGTTCACGCGTGCGTAATGCCATGGGTGCGCGGCCGGTGGTTCGGGCGGAAGGAAGCCGCGCTGCTCAACCTGATCATCGACACCCACGGCGAGGTCACGACGACCGCCAGCACTGAGGACGGCCGGCTCTTTGTCGAACGGCTCGGCTTCATCAACGACAACGGAATCTACAGGAGCACCAGAAAATGGGCATCGAATCGATCTTCAAAGTAGCAGCCCCGATCGTCGGCGGCCTGCTCGGCAGCAAGGGCAGCTCGCAGTCGGGCACGCAGCAGATCACGCAGGACGTGAAGCAATCTGGCACCCAGTCCAGCACGACGTCCAACGCGCTCGACCCGCGCATCGCGCAGCTGCTGGGCCTCGGCGGCCAGGGCGGCGTGCTGGGCGGCCTGGAATCCCTGCTCGGGAATGGCGGCTCCAGCCTGGCAGGCCAGAGCAACAGCTTCCTGAACTCGAACGCTGGCCAAATCCTGAACAACGGTAAGGCCGGCACCGACGTGCTGATGAGCGGCCAGTTCAGCGCGCCGGCAATCCAGGGCGCACAGGTCCGAGCGCCGTCGCAGAACAATATCAACCTGTCGCCCACATTCCAGAGCCTGCTCGGCGGCGGCGACACGTCGGCGCTGATGAAGTCGCTCCAGGCCGGGAACGCGCTCGCCGGCGCCCAGTTCCAGCAGAACCAGCAGAACCTGACCGACAACCTGCAGCGCAGCATCCTGGCCGGTATCCGCGGCGGCGCGATCGCGGCCGGCCAGTACGGCGGCTCGCGCCAGGGCATCGCCGAGGGCTTGGCCATCAGCGACCTGACGAAGCAGCTGAACAACTCGAACACGCAGTTCGGCCTCGGCGCCACGGCGGCCAACTCTTCGGCGCTGGCCAATGCGTACGAGAACGGCCAAAACCGCGCCCTGTCAGCGGCGCAGGGCCTGTCCGGCCAGCAGTACGGCGTCGCCTCCCAAGATGCAGCCGCGCGCCAGGCGGCCGACAACACGAACGTGCAGGCGCTGCTCGCCACGCGGGGCCAGAACAGCAACAACCTGGCCACCGGCATCGGCCTGCAGCAGGGCCTGCTGGGCAGCGCGGCGAACTACAGCAATACCGACCTCGGGCGCCTGGGTATGGGTAGCGGCATCCTGGCACCCTTCCTCGGCGCCGGCGCCACGACCACCAGCAACGGCACCAGCAGCAGCACCAGCAACACCACGGGCAACCAGCCGATCTATCAGAACCAGCTGGGCGGCATCCTGGGCGGCGCGCAAGCCGGCCTGGGCCTGTTCAACAGCCTCAAAGGCATGTTTTAAGGAAAACAGATGGGAATCCTCGACGCAATCCTCAACCTGTCGCCAGAGCAGAACCGTGGCCTGTTGGCGTCCGCCGCACAGATGCTGCAGGCCTCGGGCCCATCGCGCACGCCCACCAGCTTCGGCCAGATCCTGGGCGGCGGGATCATGGCTGGCCTCGACGCTACCCAGCAAGCGCGCCAGCAGGGCCAGCTCGAGCAGCTGCGCGCGATCCAGCTCCAGGAGGCCCAGGCCAGCCTGGCGGCGCAGCAGCGCGCGCGAGAGAAGCAGCAGCGCGTCGACGACGTGTTCAGCAACTCATACCGCACTGCTGGCGCGCAGGCAGCGTCCCTTCCCGGTGGTCCCACCGTCGAGAACGCGGCGCGTATCGGTGAATTTCAGGACGGCTTCGACACGAAGGGCGCAGTCGACAAGCTGTGGTCGATCGATCCGATGATGGCCCTACAGCTGCAGCAGTCGATGAAGAAGGTCGGCCCGAAGTATGACTCGGGAATCACTTGGGTGAACGGTCCGGACGGCCGGCCTGTCGCCGTACGCACTGCAGACGACGGCAGCATCAAGCAGCTGGAAGGCTTGGCTCCACGCGACAAGCTCGAGCTGGCGAATCTGGGCGGCCGTAGCGAAGCGTACAACCCGTATGCGCTGCAGCCCGGACAGGCGTTCACGCGCACGGCGTCGCCCGACGCGCTGCTGCAGGCATCGGTTGCGCGCGAGGGTCACATCCGCGCCGATGCGCGCGCCGAGCGAGCAAACCCGGCGAACAAACCGATGTCGGCTCTGCAGGAAACGAAATACCGAACGCAGATCGCCAAGGACTACCAATCCGCGAACACCTTGCTCGCCAACATGGCAGATGTCGAACGCTCCGCTGCCGAGGTAAAAAGCGCACCAGGCCTGAAAGGTGCGACCGGCTTGCAGTCGTACTTCCCGTCTATGCCAAACAGCCTGGCAGCACAGGCCGAAGTTAAGCTGCAGAACCTTGAGGGCAAGGTAACCCAGCTTGGTAAGGCGGCCGCTGCGCAAGGCGGCGCTGTCGGTCCGATGGCTGTTCAGGAATGGAAGATCGTCAGGGACATGATTGCAGCAATCGACCCGTCCAAAGGCGACCAGGCACTTGTCGAGCAGATTGAACTGGTCGAGGGTCAGGCCAGAGGGGCAGCGGCACGGCTTCGGGATGCATACAGCAAACAGTATTCGGCGGACTTCGACCGCTACCCGCAGTTTGAAGAGTTGGCGCCCCCATCGCCGGCGCCCAACAAAAACTCGAAGCCAAATGGTACGTCCAAGTTTTCCGTCACCGCACCGAACGGTAAGACTTACGACTTTCCCGATGCCCAATCGTTGGCGAACTTTAAACTCTCGGCCGGAATTCGATAATGACCGACTACGACAAAATCGCAGCCCGCTTCGGCGGTGCTGGCGCTGGTGCTGGAGCAGGAGCCGTCGAGGATAAATATGAGGCGGCGGCACGGAAGTTCGGTGGCGCCAGCCAAGGCGAGACGCTGCGGCGCGGCTTCGGTGCCCAACTCGAAGACGTCATTGCCGATGCTCCGCGCCAGCTCGGCCTCACCGCGCGCTACGCAGCCGAAGGCCTGGGCGACACCTTCGACAGCTTCGTGGGCAACCCGTTGCGCACCCTGGCCAGTCCGATCCTGGGTAATGCGCCGACAGCGCGCACCGGCGCCGCGCTGGCTGATGCTGTCGGCCTGCCACAGCCGCGCACCGCTGGCGAACGTGTCGTCGGCGACGCGGCGCGCCTGGTCTCGGGCGGCGCAGGCATGTTGGGCGCGGCGTCGAAGGCCGCGCAGGCCACCACCGGCACGGCGCAGGCTGCTGCTCGGCTGCTGGCATCGAATCCCGGCTCGCAGCTGGCTTCCGCCGGCGGCGCTGGCCTGGCTGGCGGCTACACGCGCGAGACCGGCGGCGGCGACGCCGCGCAACTCGTCGCATCGCTGGCTGGCGGCCTGGCCGCGCCGGCGGCGATTGGTGGCGCTCAGCGTGCGGCTGGCGCCGTGTCGCGCCGCATGCAGCCGCGCACGCCGACGCCCGAACAGTCGCAGCAGATCAACGTCACGATCAATAACGCGCTTCAGGATTCCGGGGTCACGCTGGAGGAGCTGCCGCGCCAGGTGGCGCAGAGCATCCGCAACGACGTCGCCGCGGCGTTCCGTACCAGTGACCAAGTATCGCCCGACGCAATCCGACGCCTGGCCGACTACCGCCTGACCGGACTAACGCCGACGGCCGCCGGGCTAACGCTGGATCCGGCCGTGGTCACCCAGCAGAAGAACCTGGCCAAGCTGGGCGTGAACAGCAAGGACGCGACGGCGCAGTTCCTGGGCCAGACCGAGAACCGCAACAACCAGCTGCTCAAGCAGGGCCTGAACAGCCTGGGCGCCAGCGCGGCGGACGATGCCTATGCTGGCGGACAGCGCGTGATCGATGCCCTGGCCAGTCGTGATGCCCGTGCGCGGCAGTTGATCGGTGAGCGCTATAGCGAAGCGCGCGCCGCAGATGGCCGTAGCGCGATGCTCGACCCCCATGCATTCACCCAGCGCGCCAACAACCTGCTTGACGACGCACTGCTGGGCGGGAAGCTGCCGGGCGACGTGCGCAACCTGCTGAACCGCACCGCGGCCGGACAAATGCCGCTGACTGTGGACGTTGCCGAGCAGTTCAAAACGCGCATCGGAGACCTGCAGCGCTCGACCACCGATATGGCTGAACGCAAGGCGCTGTCGCTGGTGCGCTCCGCGCTGGACGACACGCCCCTGCAGTCTGGCCAGCAGATCGGTCAACAGGCGCAGGATGCCTTCAACCGTGCGCGCGGGCTCAATCGGTCGTATATGCAGATCGTGGAGCGCACTCCGGCGCTGCAGGCGGTGCGCGACGGCGTCGAGCCCGACAAGTTCGTCCAGCAGTTCATCGTCGGTACCGGCAAGCCTGCCAGCGTGATGAGCGTGGCGCAGCTCAAAAGCTCGATCAAGGGCAGCCCAGACGCAATGAACGCGGTGCGCGAACAGATCACCGGCTTCCTCAAGCAGCGCGCGCTGAATGGCCAGGCAGACGAGGTAGGCAACTTCAGCAGCGCCGCCTACACCAAGGCGCTCGAACAGATCGGGGAGCGCAAGCTCCGGCTGTTCTTCCAGCCGGACGAGATCAACCAGATGAAGGCGCTGGGCCGCGTGTCGCGCTACGAGCAGTTCCAGCCGGCCGGTGCTGCGGTGAACAATTCGAATACGGCGGGCGCGCTGGGCGGCCTCGCGGAGCGGATCCTGAGCCAGTCGGTGCTGTCGAAGATTCCCTTTGGTCAGGCCGCAATCGGTGAGCCGCTGCAAAACATCCAGGTGGGCTTCCAGTCTGGACGCGCGCTGGACGTGCCGCGCAACCTGGCGGGGCCCCGCACGCAGGTTCCGGCCGGCCAACGAGGGCTGCTGCTCTCGCCGGCGGCGTTTATGGACTTGGAGACGGAGGAGGAACGGCAGCGCCGGCTACTTACGCCGTGACGCCCACCAGGCATTGATGATGAACGCGAGCACCGCGCCCAGCTGAATCGGATCGAAGTGCATTCGCCACCCCTGAAAGTTTCGACAATTATACGGCCACCCTCGGGTGGCCTTTTCTTTTCCTGAAAGGGTCCACGTGACCACCACGACCGAACAACAAAACGCGATCAACGTGGCGGCCATCCAGGTGGAAGTTGCCCACCTCAAGCTGGCTGTCGCCGAACTGCGCACCACCAACGCCGAACTCGACCGCAAGGTCGACCTGGTGCTGGCCCAACTGGCCGAGGCCCGGGGCGGCTGGCGCACCCTGATGCTGATCGGCGGCGCCGCCGGCTCCCTGGGCAGCGGCATCACCTGGCTTGTCTCCCACCTGAAAGGCTGACCATGGACCGCCAAAAGCTGATGGCCCAACTGGTCATCGATGAGGGCCGCCGCGCCCTATCCTACGTCGACACCGTCGGCAAGATCACCGCCGGCGTCGGCCGAAACATCACCGACCGCCCGTTCTCGGACGACGAGATCGACCTGATGCTGCGCAACGACGTCGCCGGCGTCGAGCGCGACCTGGACAAGCGCCTGCCCTGGTGGCGCCAGATGACGCCGGCGCGCCAGAACGTGCTGGCGAACATGTGCTTCAACCTCGGCATCAACCGGCTGCTCGGCTTCGAGCAGGCGCTGACGCATATGCGCGCCGGCCAGTACGACGACGCCGCACGCGAAATGCTCGATTCCCGTTGGGCCCGGCAGGTTGGCGATCGCGCCAAGCGCCTGGCCGCCCTCATGCGCAAAGGAGAATTCTGATGAAACGCATCCTGCTGCTCGCCGCCATGCTCGCCCTGGCCGGCTGCTCGAACCTGGCCCTGCAATGCAGCGGCACCTATACCGGCGACGAGGTGCGCAATGGCGCGGCCAGCAAGTAAGGCCCGGTTCCTGTCGACGCTGCGCACGGACCGCGTGAGCCTGACCAGCGCCGACCGGATCCTGCTGGCGCCGCTGGTGTTCTCGTCCGAACTGCTCGATCGCTATGTGGTCGTGCCGGAAGGGTTCGTGACCGACTTCGCCAGCGTGCCGCGCGCGCCGCTCACTTACTGGCTGTTCGGTGGCGTGGGCGACGAGGCGGCGGTCGTGCACGACTTCCTCTACGAGACCGGCGCCGTGCCGCGCGCGCTGGCCGACGAGGTCTACGGCGAGGCGCTCGAGGCCTGCGGCGTGCCGGCGTGGCGCCGCGGCCCCATGGTGCTGGCCGTGCGCCTGTTCGGTGGCAGCCGGTACACCCCGCCCGCGCCGGCGGCACCGTGATGGAGTTCGACATCTTCGCCCTCACCCCGGGCGGCGGCGGCCACGTGCTGACCGTTCACCAGGAGCGCAAGGACGCCGGGCCGCGCCTGGTCATCATCGCTGGCGGCGAGGTTCCGGCGCCGGCCGAAGCGGCGATGGAGCGCCTGCTGGGCGAGCCGCTCGACGCTGCGTCGGCTGCAGTAGCACCCGCCACGTAAGGTCGAAAGGGATGGTCTGCTCATGCAGCGCGCAGGCGCCCTCGGCGACTTCCATCCTCACAGCCCGGTCGACCAGCAACGCCGTCTGCACATCGATTCGCTTGTCCATAGCTGATGATCGCAGGCGGCAGCCAGGCGGCGGTGACGTTGCTCAACAGTGCTACACTCCGGCCGATGCGAGTACGAGTCAAACGACTAAGGGAGCGCGGCCAGCGAATGTCGGACCGCCAGATCGATTCAGCAATACCGGTTGAGGGTGAGCTGCGCGTCTACGGCATCGCCGGCGCCATCCAGGCGACCATCACCGACCCAAATAGCCAGGTGGCCGAGCCGCTGCTACTGCTCCACGAAGCCAAGCTGACCACGATGCACGGCGCCGGCATGCTGCTCAAGGGCGAGGAGCGGCCGCAGGGAGAGAAGGGTCCTGCATATATCCAGGAATGGTCAATCCGTCTCGACGGCTGAGTTACCATCGACATCGCCGGATCGCTGTAGCAAATCCACAACACACGCGAACTTTTATCGCAAGATTCTTATCGCGCCTCCCGCCGTTTTGACTCCCGTTTCATCAAAAAGCTTACGAAATGTAGTCGTCCTATGACGGGATTACCATTTCGTGCAGCGAAACGCTACATTTTGCAATTGCAAAATAACGCATAGCGTTGGTTCCGTAAGATTCTTGTTCACAGAACGTAGTTTTCATAGGAGAACGCTGTAACCAGCGAACACTTGTGAGAGTTGAAGCGTTTGCAGTATGCTGAATTCGCTGTCTCAAAACAGCAATGAAAAAGCCCCGACCCACCGTGGAAAGTATGTCGAGGCTTTGAATCCCTCAAGCGAATTATCGTGACATGTCACGAAAAATAGGAGATCCGATATGGACAATAGTAGCGCCCGGGCTGAAAGTCAACCGCCCGTTCACCTTCCCGAACTGCGGCTCATCCAGTACCTGTGCGACATCATGCAAATGCTGCGCGGCTGGTACGAGTACTACGAGGATGCCATCCGGTCAGTCGACCAGGCGGTCGCCGCCAAGGTCCACGACCTGATGATCGAAGGCGTGATCGCTGCCCGACAGATCGCCCGGGCGCTCAACTTCGAGCTGCCGACACAGCCACTAGACTGGACGCTGACGCCCCCCCCGCCTCGTCCGTCACGTGAGTTGTAGTCCAAGGTGCGTGTTCTGCAGCGCCCTTCGGGGCGCTTTTCGAAATCTCTACAGTACTACGCAGAATTTACGCACGCTGACCATATTGCCTTTGGTGACAAGCAGTTGGATTCCGGCTCCGGGCACCAAGGATTTACGCGGGTTAACGGGTATCTGCGGGGTATGTGCGGGGTAAGTACGTACCCATTTTGCCGCTCCAGCTTCCCCAAACTGCGCGCTTTTTCACAAAAGCCTTTGAATCTCGCCATTTCTACCCCGTTGGCTTGACCAACTCGCCTTTGCGGTAGCCCACATAGTTCGAACTCATTGACGGCACGGTATGGCCCAGCTATTCCATGGCGGCCATGCTCCGCTGCACCTCGTCGATGCTCATTGGCGCCTTTGCGCGCAGGTCCCGCAGATCGGCTTTTGTAATGCCAGCGTACTCAAGAACACCCGTACAGGATTCTCTGAAACCAC